ATGGGGCTTACCCCCTCGGGTGCAGTATTTGAACGAGCTTACAGGGTTGAAGTATTTTCCATAAAGTGTGAACATCTCCTTTCATGTTTCTTTTCTCCTTTCGGTGATTGGTGGAAATTCAGCTCTGTAAGTTCTTTCAAATACTGCACCTATTCTTACCTAAAAGAGTATCAGTTTAGACAGAAAGTGCAGCACAAGTATGCGGATATGGCGGAACTGGCAGACGCAATAGACTCAGAATTTATTGGAGGTAACTCCGTGCAGGTTCAACTCCTGTTATCCGCACCAAATTTTTAAGAGAGGAGGCAGTGCTAATGCCCAAAGGTAAAGCTGCAAGCTCTTCCGACTCAAATAGCCCATTGAGACCACCGACATCTCTCGAAGCGCAAGAGAACTTAATGATTTCTTTGGCGGTTCAATGTGCTGAAAAGCAGCTCAGAGACGGAACTGCTTCTTCTCAGGTCATAACGCATTATTTGAAACTTGGTTCCAGTAAGGAACGAATCGAAAAGGAGATTCTGGAGAAGCAGAAAGAGCTTATCGAAGCGAAGACCAAGAATCTAAATTCCAATAGTGAAGCCAAAGAGTTGTACAACAAGGCTCTTGAAGCGTTTAGGAGATATTCAGGTGCAGGCGGTGATGGCGATGAATATTAAAACTTATTCAGAGTTGATTACACTGCCGACATTTGAAGAACGGTTTTGTTATTTGAAACTCGAGGGCTCTGTTGGGAAAGAGACTTTCGGTTTTAAGCGCTGGCTGAACCAAGAGTTCTATCATTCAGACAAGTGGTTAAGATTCAGAGATGAAATTATCATTCGTGATGAAGGTTGTGATCTTGGAGTACCGGGTTATGAAATCTTTGACTCAATATTGATTCATCATCTGAACCCCATCACTTATGAAGACCTGTTGAATCAGAGTCCATGCGTCTTCGATCTGGAGAATGTAATATGCACCAAGTTGAATACGCATAATGCTATTCACTATGGTGATGAGAGTTTGTTACTTCTCCCTCCAGTACAGCGCACACGAAACGATACATGCCCTTGGCGAAAGTAATGAAAGGAGAAACACCCAATGGAAAATAAAATCTATGAAAATTCCGTTCTTGATGAACAGACTGAAAACATCAAGGAGCAGGAAACGGAGTTTTGCGAAGACGCTGCTCGAAATGTGATCGGTGTTGTTACTGATTGCCTGAAGCTGAACATTCGTGAAAAGCCGACTAAGGATTCCAGAGTAGTAACGGTTGTGACCTGTCTTGACGAATTGGAAATTGACATGGGCGATTCCAATGATGATTGGTACGCTGTCTGTACTGCTACCGGTATCGAAGGATTCTGCATGAAGAAATTTGTAGCCGTCAGGCAGTAAGGAGAAAACGATATGGACAGTATACTGACATCGATTAAAAAGCTGCTCGGAATTGCTGAAGAGTATGAGCACTTTGACCCGGACATCGTCATGTACATCAATTCGGCATTCTCAGTCTTGACGCAGCTCGGTGTTGGTCCTGAAGAAGGATTCCGTATCGAAGATGCAAGTAAGACCTGGTCTGAATTCCTGTACGATGATCCTCGTCTTGAATTTGCAAAAACCTTTATTTACCTGAAGGTAAGACTGGCGTTCGACCCGCCGTTGAGTTCGGCAGTGATGGAAGCAATTAACCGACAGATCAGCGAGCTTGAATGGCGAATCAATGTGACAGTCGACCCTGATTAAAAATGAGAGGAGGATTTCAAAATGGATAATACAACACTCGCCCATCATGGCATCATCGGCATGAAATGGGGCGTCCGTCGCTATCAGAACAAAGATGGCACTCGTACCGCAGCCGGAAAGAAAAGAGAAAGTTCTTCTAACTCTGATGCTCCTGCTCATGAGGACTATGCTAAAGCTCATAACAGTAAGAGTGTTAAGTCTATGAGTGATGCAGAGCTTCGTAACCGACTGAATCGTCTTCAGATGGAGAAACAGTACAGTCAATTGTCTTCGACTGATGTGAATCGTGGAAAGGAATATGTATCAAAAACTCTGAAAGTTGCCGGAACAATTGCAACTGCTACTTCGACCGCCTTAACCATTTATAATAACTACGGCAAGCTCAAAGAAATTGTAAACGGTATGGCTAAGAAAGCTGGCTAAGGAGGTACTTATGGCATTATCAAACACTGCCGTTCCCAAGTATTATGGCATGTTTCGTGATGCCGTGATTCGAGGGGAAATCCCAGTCTGCAAAGAGATCTCTATGGAAATGAACCGTATTGATGATCTCATCGCTAATCCGGGTGTGTACTATGATGACCAAGCTGTTGAGGGATGGATCGCTTATTGTGAGTCTGAACTTACTCTAACAGATGGCTCTGACCTCAGCTTATTGGATAGCTTCAAACTTTGGGGTGAACAGATCTTTGGTTGGTACTATTTTGTTGAGCGAAGCGTGTATCAACCGAATCCAGATGGTCACGGTGGGCACTATGTTCGCAAGAATGTGAAAAAAAGGCTGATTAACAAACAGTATTTGATCGTTGCACGAGGTGCCGCTAAATCAATGTACGGCTCAACCTTGCAGGGTTACTTTCTGAATGTTGATACCTCTACTACTCATCAGATCACCACCGCCCCTACAATGAAGCAAGCGGAGGAGGTCATGTCCCCTCTTCGCACCGCTATCACTCGTTCGAGAGGACCGCTGTTTCAGTTCTTGACAGAAGGCTCTTTGCAAAACACAACTGGTTCCAAAGCGAATCGAACAAAGTTAGCCTCTACAAAAAAGGGCGTTGAAAACTTCCTTACTGGTTCTCTTCTTGAGGTCAGACCAATGAGCATCAATAAGCTCCAGGGTCTACAAATCAAGGTTGCGACCGTTGATGAGTGGCTTTCCGGTGACATTCGAGAGGATGTTATTGGTGCTATTGAGCAGGGTGCATCCAAGGTGAATGACTATATCATTGTTGCAATCAGCTCGGAAGGTACGGTTCGTAACGGAAGCGGCGACACTATCAAAATGGAGTTGATGGACATCCTTAAGGGTGACTACATCAATCCCCATGTTTCCATTTGGTGGTATAAGCTTGATTCCATTGATGAAGTCGGAGACCCGGAAATGTGGCTCAAGGCTAATCCGAATCTCGGAAAAACTGTAAGCTATGAAACTTATCAGCTTGATGTTGAACGAGCTGAAAAAGCTCCAGCTGCCCGAAACGATATCCTTGCAAAGAGATTTGGGCTGCCTATGGAGGGCTATACCTATTACTTCACTTATGAAGAAACTCTTCCTCATCGAAAGAGGGACTACTGGCAGATGCCTTGTTCTCTCGGTGCAGACTTATCGCAGGGCGATGACTTCTGCGCATTTACATTCTTGTTTCCTCTGCCAAATGGTTCTTTTGGTATCAAGACACGAAATTATATTACCTCTACAACTTTAATGAAGCTGCCTGCTGCTATGCGGATCAAATACGATCAATTCATGGCGGAGGGCAGTTTAATTGTTTTAGAGGGTGCTGTACTTAATATGATGGATGTCTATGAAGATTTGGATAACCATATTCAGGAGTGTGGATATGATGTTCGATGTCTTGGGTTTGACCCTTATAACGCAAAAGAATTTGTAGCGAGATGGGAATCTGAAAACGGTCCGTTTGGAATTGAGAAAGTTATCCAAGGCGCTAAAACTGAGTCGGTTCCACTTGGAGAACTGAAAAAGCTTTCTGAAGAAAGAATGCTTATCTTCGATGAGGACCTTATGACCTTCGCTATGGGTAACTGCATTACCCTTGAAGATACAAACGGAAACCGTAAACTTTTGAAGAAGCGATACGAGCAGAAAATCGATGCTGTTGCGGCAATGATGGATGCTTATATTGCTTATAAACTAAATCGAGACGCATTTGAATAAGGAGGTGGTCAAGTTGGATGAGATGTATCATCATGGTATTCTCGGTCAGAAATGGGGCGTTCGCCGTTTCCAGAACAAAGACGGAACTTTGACCGCCGCAGGTCAAAAGCGTTTGGAAAAGAAAGACGCAAATTGGGCTCATAAAAACCACGACAAAATTGTATCTAAAGCCCGCAAAGATGTTTCCAAAGAACTCGATCAGTATGCCAATCAACTATTGAAAAATCCTTCTTCTGTGACATCGAAAGGTAAGATCAGTTCTTCGGCTATCAATTCCTATAATCGGAAGATGGCTGAACTGATGAATGAGTCCGTCAAGAATGTTACCGCACCTTCAGGGCGTGTCGTTCAATTCGTTGCAAAACGAGGTGAAGTCGGCGTGCATATGGCTCTGGCTGACAGAGGTTATGATATGCAGCAGCTGAAGAATGGTATCTGGGCTTCCGGTCGAGTTGCCTATAAGAAGAAAAATGTTGATATGGTTTAAGGAGGTGATGATTCAAAATGGAGATGTCTTTTGGTTCCAGACTGAAACATGCTTGGAATGCGTTTACTGGTAATGTTCAAACGAATTACCGGGATTTAGGTATGAGCTACTCATACCGAGCTGACAGACCAAGAATGTCCAGAGGTAATGAAAGATCAATCGTCACATCGGTTTATAACCGAATTGCGCTTGATGTTGCGGCCCTGAATATTCAGCATGTTCGGTTGGATGAAAATGGGCGTTTTCTTTCGGTCATCGATGACAGATTGAATAATTGCCTCACTTTGGAAGCGAATGTCGATCAGACGGCACGGTCGTTCGTTCAGGATGTAGTTATCTCTATGTTTGATGAAGGAAGCGTGGCTATTGTTCCGGTCGACACCACGACTGACCCAAATGTGTCCGGTTCGTATGATATACAGTCTCTGCGTGTCGGACAGATTTTAGACTGGTATCCTCAGTATATTCGTGCTCGTGTGTACAATGAACAAACGGGAAGAAAAGAAGATATTGTGGTGCCGAAAAGTGCAGTGGCTATCATTGAAAATCCACTGTACGCAGTTATCAATGAGCCGAACTCAACTATGCAGCGGCTCATTCGTAAACTTAACCTACTTGATGTCATTGATGAGCAAAGCGGATCTGGAAAACTCGATTTGATTATTCAGCTTCCTTATGTAATCAAGACAGAAGTAAGGCGTCAACAGGCCGAAAATCGGCGTAAAGATATAGAAAACCAGTTGTCAGGTTCAAAGTATGGTATCGCTTACACTGATGGTACTGAGCATATCACACAGTTGAATCGTTCCGTGAACAACAACCTAATGTCCCAGATTGAATACTTGACGAGTATGCTATACAGCCAGTTGGGGATCACTCAGAGCATTTTGGATGGAACAGCGGACGAGAAGACAATGCTGAACTATAACAACCGGACAATTGAGCCGATCATTTCCGCTATTGTTGATGAGATGAAACGAAAGTTTCTGACCAAAACTGCCCGATCACAACACCAGTCAATTTCATTCTTCAGAGACCCGTTCAAACTGGTTCCTGTCAATGATATTGCTGAAATTGCTGACAAGTTTACAAGAAATGAAATCATGACTTCGAATGAAATTCGTCAGGTAGTCGGTATGAAACCCTCTGAGGACCCGAGAGCAGATGAACTCAGAAATAAGAACCTGAGTGCGCCGTCCGGTTCCAATCAGCAGTCGGAAGAAATGCCTATTGCCGAAGTTGATTCAATTGGAGACTCAGCAAGTGATTTGGACGACAAAATCTCTAAGCAAAAATCGAAAAAGTAAGGAGGAAATTCAAAATGAGTAGACCTTTTTCGGTTGAGGCTTGTGATTTCAGCGGCTGGGCAACCAGAAACGACCTTAAGTGTTCTGATGGACGAGTAATTCGTCGGGACGCCTTTAAGAATAACGACGGTATTAAAGTCCCGCTGGTCTGGAATCATCAGCACAACAGTCCTCGTGATGTTCTCGGTCATGCATGGCTTGAGAATCGTGAGGAAGGTGTTTACACCTATGGCTTTCTCAATGACACCGCTGATGGCGAAATTGCGAAGGTCCTCATTAAGCACGGTGACATCTGTGCTCTGTCCATTTACGCCAATCAGCTTCAGCAGGCTGGACCTGATGTGCTGCATGGCTGTATTTGCGAGGTGAGTCTGGTACATAAGGGTGCTAATCCTGGTGCGTTTATCGACTCTATGCTGAAGCACGGCGAAATGTCCGATGATGAGGCTATCATCTATACCGGAATGCCTCTCTGTCTTTCTCATTCTGCGGAATCTAAGGATGATCCGGAAAAGAAGGATTCCAAAGAGGACAAGCCTGCTGAAAACAAGGAAGAGAAGAAGGACAATGAAGAGACGATTGCTGATGTGATCGATTCCATGTCCGAGAAGCAGCAGAATGTCATGTATGCGCTTATCGCACAGGCTCTCGAAGGCGAACCCGAAAAGGAATCCAAAGACGATTCCGACAACAAATCTGAATCCAATAAGGAGGATAACACAATGAAACACAATGTCTTTGACAACGATCAGCAGAAGAAGACCGAGGTTCTGTCTCATGCTGACCAGGCAAGCATCATTTCTATGGCTAAGTCCAACAGCGTCGGCAGTCTTCGTACTGCTATGGACATCTACGCAGAACAGAATCCTGACAGCGTTCTGGCTCATGGTATTGACGGTATTGAAACCCTGTTCCCCGAGTACAAGGATGTTCGTCCCGGTGCTCCCGAACTGCTTACCACTGACCAAGGGTGGGTAAACGAGGTTCTGAAGAAGGTTCATAAGAGCCCTATCTCCCGTATCCGTACCCGCCAGGCTGATCTGCGTAACATCGAGGCTCTTCGTGCCAAGGGTTATAAGAAGGGTGCCCAGAAGGGCTATGTTGGCAATATTCAGCTGCTCCACAGAACGACTGATCCTCAGACTGTGTATGTAAAGAGTAAGCTTGACCGTGATGACATCATCGATATTCAGGACTTCGATGTGGTGCAGTATCTGTACGGCATCGACCGTATGAATCTGAACGAGGAACTGGCTACGGCTATCATGATCGGTGACGGTCGCGAGGTCGGTGCTGATGGTAAGATCGCCGAGGATAAGATCCGCCCGATTTGGTTGGATGACGAGCTGTATACCATCCATGCTGACGTTGACATTGCCGGCATGAAGGCTACTCTCCAGGGCACCAATACTTCCGCTAATTTCGGCGAGAATTACATTTATGCAGAAGCCGTGATTCAGTCTCTGCTGTATGCTCGTGAGAAGTATAAGGGTTCCGGCACTCCCGACTTCTACTGCACGCCCCATTTGGTCAATGTCATGCTGCTTGCCCGTGACCTGAATGGCCGTCGCATCTATGACAAGGTTAGCGATCTGGCTGCGGCTTTGAATGTTGGACAGATCATCACCGCCGAACAGTTCGAGGGTAAGACTCGTACTACCACGGACAGCAAGACCAAGAAGCTTCTGGGACTGATGGTCAATCTGGCTGATTATTCTCTGGGCGCTACCAAGGGCGGCGAAATCACTCACTTCACCGATTTCGATATCGACTTCAACCAGGAGAAGAGCCTGCTGGAGACTCGTTGCTCCGGCGCCAACACTCGTGTCATGTCTGCTATCGCTCTGGAAGAGGATGTCACTGCCAATATTGGCGGCTAA